CCTTATAGCAATTCGCAAACAGGATAGCGACAATGAGCATTAGATATAGTGTTGACTTCACCTCATTTATCCCATCCTTCCAGTTAGACAGACTAACCAACTCTACCTCTCCCATTACCGTCCTCATAGGCGGCAACAGAACAGGTAAGACAGCAACAGCTATCATGGACTTCATGCTCCGTCTATTCCGTATTCATCCTATCCCACACAAGAACTTTTCTGATGATATGCCATCGAGAATAGTCCGTTTTATCTCCAGTGTCTTGCCTTCCAAAGTAGAGAAACAGGATACAGTCAGAAACACCCAGTATCCAGAACTGATGAAACGCTTACCAAATGAACTCATAGTCAAAGACATCACTACAAAAAACCCTGTCTTAACCATCAAAGACCCTTTCTCATCGCAATACATCTTTGTCGAGTTTTCTTCCTTCTCACAATCAGTAGGTAATATGGCAGGTGTAGAAAGAGCATACATCTGGATAGACGAATGTCCACCTTATTCAGTATACGAAGAGAACAGTATGCGTTTAATCTCAACGGGCGGTGATATGGTTATTACCCTTACGCCAGCAGACAGTGAAGCAGAATGGATATATACTATGCTTTACGAAAGAGCACGGCATATCTACCGTTCTAAAGCAGTAGCAGAACGCCTGAAACAGATTAACAAATCATCGGAAGCACTCAAGGAACAGCACTTCCCAGACAACCCAGACATAACAGTCATCTACACAGCAACAGATGACAACCCATACTTACAAGGAATATTCGAGAAAGAACTCGAAAAATACAGACAGTTTCAAGAAAATCCACCCTACTCTACCTTTGAAGACTTTATCACATCGAGATTCTTCATGCTTGCGGAAGATTCAGACGTCAACGTAAGACGATACGGTCTATTCTCTAATGTATCAGGCAGAGTATACAAAGACTTCAACCCTCTTGTTCATGTCATCAACCCAATAGACTACTTCGCTTCTACATCCATCCCTCCAGAATGGAAACACTTCAGAACAATAGACTACCATGAGTCCAACGATTGGGCGTGTCTATGGGGAGCTATATCACCTGCAAACGAATGCTTTATATACGATGAACTCAAAGTATCTCCGCATTCTCATACCCTCGAACAGATAGCGTTCTTGATAGCACGGAAATCTAAACAATACAGATACACAGCAGACTTGATAGACCCAAGAGCACAAATTAAGTCCATCAACACCTCTACCTCACCTGTTCAGGAAATGAACAAAATCTTCTACAAATCAAAAAGAGAAGGTACATGTTCTGGTGCTTACTGGAGAAGTTTTGACACTGTATCCGATACGGGCAGGGAAGAAGTTAGGAAACGCTTGAAGGGTTCTTTACAGTGTGGTAGACCACTAAATAACAATGCTGGAGCGATACCTACCCTCTGGGTATTCTCGACGTGCAGATATACCATAGAATCCATGAAGAACTGGTCATATGAGACATGGAAGAATAGAGACAAGTTGTTGGAGAAAGATATGAAAGAGAAACCACAGCAAAAGTATTCTCATTTCTGCACAGCATTAGAAGGGGCATTGAAAGAGAGAATCCTTATATCACGGTTACGGATAGTCAATCCAGTAGATATAGCACCTACATACTTTAACAATAAGATGTATATAGTGAGGTAAGCATGAGAAGAAGTATCAAGATGGTGAAGTTAAGCAAGTATACGGGTGATAAAATAGCATAGCGAGGTAATCATGAGAAAAGGTATCAAGGACACTGAAACAGCACTTATGAACATCATCTCTTCTGAAATATCGACATCCCGCACCAACAACGATTACATATCCGACGTCTACGAAAAAGGTCTTGCTTCAGTCGACGGATACAAGACATCAGAGAAATACTCATGGCAATCTGATGTCAACATTCCAGAGTTTTTCTCATCCTACATTACAGAAGCCTCTATAACAGCTACCCAATATTTCCAGACAAGAGACTTTGTAGAAGTCTACCTTGAAGGAGATAGACCAGAGGACAAGAAAAAGTGTGATGCTACAAAGATACTGATAAACAAGATACTTAATCGCAAAGACCTGTATTACTTCCAGAAACTAATGAGAGCTACCAGTATCCGTCAGTTAGCGGGAGTAGTATATCTCCTCTGCTGGTGGGAACAGGAAACAGTTACGACAAAAGATATAGAACAGGAAGACCAGATAGTACCTGGAACAGATACAGAACCCCCTCGTATAGTATCCATACCTAAAACAGTAACCAAAGAACACATAATCAAAGACTGTTTCAACTGTGATGTCGTAGACCCTCGCAATGTCTTCGTATCACCTGAATACGCATACTCTATTCAGGAAAAACGTTATGTCATTATCCGCCATGAAAAGTCCTACAACGACCTCGTAAAGGATAAAGAACGATGCAACTACTTCAGCCTTGACAAGGTGAAAGCACTCAAACCGCAGGCAGAAACGGAAACAGCCCATGAGTCATACAACAAAGACACACGGTACGTCTTTCCTGAAGTAACATATCCTCTATACGATGTCTATGAAAGATACGGTAAATTCTGGTCAATAGTTCATGAAAAAGACAAATACGGAATACCTGTAAGAATATCACCTGGCATAGACCCTCAAGGTAATCCTCTCGACAATGCAGAACTTATAGAAACCATTATTACCTTTGTCAAATCTGGTTCTACTTACATCCTTATTCGTTTTGACCCACAACGTTATGTAACATCCAAAAACATACCATACCGTCCTATTGTCAGAGGTCTATACTACATTCACCCTACCCGTTCAGAAGGAACAACAGATACAGATTTCTCCATCAACCTGCAGGAAGCTATCAACGATACCATCAATATCTCCAACGACCGTGTTATGCTCGCTACATTCCCAGCGTTCAAGATGAGAAAATATGGAGACATAGACCCATCGGAACTCGTCATATCACCTAACAAGCCTATACTTCTCGAAGACCCCGTAAATGACTTACAGGAGCTTAAAATATCGGACAACGTAGTAGGAGCGCTTAACCAGTCAGCGATGCTTATCAATGAACTCCAGCAGTTACGAGCAATATTCCCTACCACGATGGGTAATGTAGGTTCTATCAAAGCATCTACAACAGCAACAGCAGTAGCAGGAGCGGAACAGAGAACAGATATGCGTATGGCTTATAAATCCCTATCTCTCGAATACACGTTTAACTGCGAACTATACTGGACAATACTCCAGATGGCATACCAGTTTATGAGAGAGGAAACAGCACGGGAGATACTTGGTAACTCGATAGCCTATTTTGACCCTGACGCAGATTATACCTACAAACCTGTTACATCGGCAATAGAACTTGAATACTCCAAGAAGACAAAGATACAGAACTACACCAACTTACTCCAGATAGTATCTTCCCTGAAACATCCTCAAGCAGTCAACATAGTAAACTACATACTGCTGGAGATACTGAAACTTATGGGTGGAGAGTATAGTGTAATACAATCTCTATTCAACCAGCAGGAGGGGGTAAACCCCCTCAAACCCCCTACAAATGCACAGTCATTGACCACAGGACAAACACAAGCACCTGAAGCACCAGCGACCACTAACCAGTATGGTATGGAAATGACAAATGTAGAAGCTGGGGCAAGAGAAGCAGGACAAGTATGATTACTACTTTACTTTTTTCTACTTTGAACGTATATATTATTAAGGAGATTTTATGAGACATGATACTCCACAAGCGGTAACGACATCCTTGACCGACTATCTCAAACTCAACGCTACAGCCAAACAGCAGTCTCTTACCTTGCTCAAGCAGTATCAGCCCTTTGTGGAAGCTATATCAACAGAAATAGGACAGAAACTTCTTGCCGACCTAACCGACATGCACGCTAAATCCCTTCAGAAAATAACATCTCTTGACGCAACGGATAATGACAAGATAGAATACAAGGTACTTACAGAACTCATCAAAAGATGGAGTTCGTATATCAACGCTTATGAGAATGCAAAAGATGAATTGTTCAACACATAACAAGAACAGCTATACTAAACTGTTCTGTTATGCTTATGAAAATGCAAATGATAAATTATTCAACACTAATGAGAATGCCAAGAATGAATTGTTCAACAAATAAACCGTTCTCTTATCTTCAGTATAAGACTACGTCTCTTATACACGAAGATAACACGAACAAGGAGGATTTATGGATTACGAAGCATTAGAAAACGAAATGGCACAAGCACTCAATCAGGACGACCAGACTTTATCTGACTCTGATACACAGGACTCTCAATCTCAGGACACTCAAGACACTTCCCTCAAACCACAGGATGACAACGCAGAACGTTCTCGTCTTGGGCGTAAGGTCAAGTATCTCGAGGAGACAATAACCAGCCTGACATCACAATTAGAGACCCAGACAAAACTACTTCAGAGTCTTGTAGAACGAGTATCCCCCAAAGAACCTGCTAAAGAAGACGACGAAGAAGAAGTAATTACAACCAAGAAAGATGTTCTTCGTGTCCTCACAGAAGCAGAGAAGAGAAAAGCGGAAGAAAAGACTCGTTATGAGAATAACTATGTCAAGACCTTCCAGTCTCTTCTTATACAGGAGGATGACGGTATTCGTTCTGACATCTATAAAACATGGAATGACAAGTATAACGCAGTGTTCACGGGAGACCCTGTAAGAGACGCAGAGATAGGATACCTCAAAGCAAAGGTGGATGTTCTATCACGTCATACTTACAAAGGGAAAGAAGATACTCCTGCCCAGCTTACAAAGTCATCTCCATCAGACTATAGCAAGAAACACTCACTCAACCCAGAGGCTATGGAACTCGCACAGTATTTCGGCTTGTCGGATGATGATATAAAATCGGCATTGGATTCCGACTTAATCACACCCACTAAATCAACAGTAAACAGAAAACGATAAGGAGGTAACGATATGTTTAAAGTAGCTAAAGAATCAGGATTAGGCACGATATGGCTTCCAGTTACGGCTGCAACAACCCTGTATGTAGGGCAGATGGTTACTACATCGCAGGGATTTGCTACCGCATTTGGTGCTGCATCTGGAACGCCTGATACAGATAGACCAATAGGTATAGTAGTAGCAACAAATGATAAAACCCCAACATACTCTTCGACATATAATGCACACTACATAACAGGAGTTGCATCTCAAGCAGACCAGTTAGCCCGTAAATGGCAGGGTGCGCAGGGTATGTGGAGCGTTGGAGACCCTATGGCTATGGTTCAGGTAGAGCTTATAGGAAAGGACACGGTTATTCAGGGAACGTTTGGCGGAGCATTGACAGCATTTAATCCTGCCGATGCAAGCACAACAGGTGCTGCAATAACCAAATCCGAAGCATCGCAGGGAACGGTAGACTACAACACTATATTCTATTGCCGTTCAGGAGCTAACAAGGGTATATACAGGGTAAACGGCAACAACAACAACGATAATTCTAAAACGGCATCTAACTTCCCTGTATACTGGCCTTACGATGTAGCGACAACAGACTACTATGTCAGAGCTAACGTAACTCTTGGGCTGTCAAAAGCGCAATTCGACTCTCTCAGCATGTATGTAGACCCAACAAATGCTCTTTCCAAGTACTACTCCATTATAGTCGAAGAAGTTGACCTGTCTACATCTGGTCTTGAAACAGTAACATTTAGATTTGCATAGGAGGTAAATCATGGCTGATATAATAACGCTTCAGAATTTTGCAAGATTACTGGACAGGAACTTGACCAAAGTCCTCGAGGATTATCTTTCACCTACCAAACTTGTAGCACCACAGCTCTTCGGAACAGAAAAAACTACAAGACTTGGTGAAGAATACTGGGAAGTGGGTTCTGTTCCTGACATCCCGAAGTTTGATGGCAGGCTGCAGTATATCTCTGTATCTCCTGGTTACTATACCAAAATAGAAACACAGGAGTTTGCTGCAGGTATAATGATAGAACGCAGACTCATAGACACCAAACAGTTCAGGGTAATGGACAACCTTCAGAATGGACTTGCACGTTCCCTTGCAAGAGTAAAAGAAAAGAAAGCGGCTAATATACTCAACTATGCTTTCTCTGCTGCATGGGAGTTCATGTCCAACGAGGAAGGTGTAGCCCTTTGTGCTGCACACTCTACCAAAAGCGGTGTTCCCACAACAACAGGCTTTACCAACTACGGAACATCAGCATTGAGCAAAACCTCATTGGCAGCGGCAAGAGTAGCTATGATGAAGTTCAAGGACGACATCGGTGAGTTCTTTGATGTTACACCTGATACTCTCATAGTTCCAGTAGCACTGTACGATACAGCACTTGAAATCACTGGATATGACCCTCGTTCAGGAGCTGCATCGGAAAAAGACTCTACATCAGCTAACAACGCTATCAACGTTCTCTACAAACAGTTCAAGGTAATCCCATGGATTTACCTCGATACTGTTTCCACAACAAACTGGTTCTTGGGTGACTCCCGTTATCTGAAACAGTTCATCATCTGGTTGGACCGTATCAAAGAGGAACACAACACCATAACAGACTTTGAAAGTTTCTCTATCAAACACAGCATCTACTCTTCATTTGGTTGCGGCTCGATTAACTGGCGTGGCATATATGGTGCTACAGTATCGTAAACTTAATAAGGGGGTGTAGTTAAACTACACTCCCTTTATCTTATCATATTGGAGGAGTTATGGCAGACAAAGTAATAAGAACAGATATAGAC